GAAATTAATAGAAAGTTAATATCTAGGCTTTCAATAGTAGGTTACTTTCCATACCATCCTGCTGTTGAGAACATTTTTCATAGAAGTTCTTGATCCATCAATAATTTAAAATTTATTAATCTTAAATTAATTAATGGTGAGATGGGTTGAGAGCTTAGGTATTAATAATTGAACATTCAAAAGCGAAGTCAAGTAATGTAATGTTATGTACAAAAAATATGTTACGTCTGAGTATATGTCAGACATTGATGCCGATAAATTCGGAACTATAGATATTGCAACTGGGGAATATAACCCTGGTTGGGAAGGAAATAAATTAGCGGATTATAAGTTCATTGAAAGACATCTTAAGTCTTTATCTGGAAAGATATTGACAGTTATAGATGCAGCTATCCCAGAAGGGAAGCAAAATAAAAGTATTAAAGATTTAATCAGGGCAGATTTCTTAAATAAGTTTACAGAAGTACAAGACCTGTTAATAGATAAGAACCTTTTAAGTGGGGAAGACCTATCCCTTGATGTAGGAGAAATAGAAACGGTTTCAGCAGAAGAAGCCCTAAAATAATTAATTTAATTCTTTGACTTCGCTTTCGAGCGTTTAACGTTTGGACTCTCAACGAGAGTTGAGAAAGGCATTTGTGCTTTTTTTATTCCTCTTAATCTAATGCTATACCCATTAGATTGAGGGTCTAGGTGTTAAACCTAAAAAATAAACACTCACCTGTTATTGAACCTCAAGTGAGAGTTTTATATCATTTTTGGCGAAAGAAGTTAGTTCCCGCTAATAAATAATTGTTTATTAAATTTAGGAGAGCGAAATAGTAGCAAGACGTTGCTACACGGCAAAAGACGCGTTCTAATAGGTTCGAATCCTATCCTCTCCTATATTTAGCAAATAATTGTTTATTAAATTTAGGAGAGAGTGAATATTTGCGTATTTATAAAATTGCTAGTCCAGATAAGGTGGTGGTTCGCAAAAATCGCGTAACTTTTTCAAATCTAACACCAAGATTGTATCTTGGAGAAGTGTTGGGCGGCACGTGCGGTTAATCCAAGCGAGTTAGGGAGCAAAATCTCTTCTATATTTAGTAAATAATTACTAACAATTCGTACTTATCTAATAGATCCAAATAAACGATCTGACAACGTAAACAATTAGATAGGCAGGGGGAGTACAAGAGTAGTCTACTTCTATTCCCCCATTTTTAAACTAAATGAAAATAGACAATACTTAAAAGAATTTATATAATAGAAGTATGAGAATATTTATAGTAAACAAAGAAATACTAGAAAAGACACAACAACTAGTAATTAAAAATAACCTTAATATAAGGGTAATAACTTTTAAAGATATATAAATGAAACCAGGACGAGAGTCACAATTAAATAAAGAGGTGCTTTCCAGAATTAAGAAATTAGTTATCGAAGGAAAGACATTAGTTGAAATAGCTAAGGTTATTGATATTCCTTATAGCACAGTAACTAACTGGACTTGTTTCAATGTGGAAAATCTTAGTGATAAAATAGAGGGATGGAAGCGTGATCGTAAGCTAAAGTTAGCGGAAGATAAGCTAGAAAGGATACTAGAAATGAACCACGATGAGAAGGATACTTTGAAGGTTCAGGCTGACATAGCTAAGTTTACAGCTGAAACATTGGGTAAGAAACATTACGCTAAAAGGAATGAGGTAACAGGAGAAAATGGTAAGCCTCAAGAGCATAATATCAATGGATTTAATTTTATAAGAAACAAAAAGGATAACTAGTAAATAATAATAAACCCCACCTTAATATGGAAGTAAATATCTGTCCTACAATTAAACAAGAGGAAGCTTGGGATAAGCTACAAGACAGTATTACTAGATACATATTGTTCGGTGGGGGAGCCTAGCTGGTGGTGGAAAGAGTTGGTTGGCTTGTGAATGGTTATTAACTAACTGTTATTTTTATCCAGGAAGTAAATGGTTTATAGGTAGGAATGAATTAAAGAGACTAATGGCTAGTAGCTATGTAACTTTTACTAAGGTTTGTAGTTACCATGGAATCCCAGCTAGCGATTGGAAACTAAACGGTCAATACAATTTTATACAGTTTGAAAACGGAAGCAGAATTGATTTAATTGATCTTGCCTATAAGCCAACAGATCCCATGTTCGAAAGATTGGGATCTTTAGAGTATACAGGGGGATTTATTGAAGAATCAGCAGAAGTTAAATTTAAAGCCTTTGATGTATTGAAGTCTCGTATAGGACGTCACATGAATAAAGACTTTAACTTGGTTCCTAAGATGCTTTTAACATGTAATCCTAATAAGAACTGGCTCTATAAGACCTTTTATAAACCTAGTAAGAATAAAACCCTAGAAGAGAAGTATGCCTTCATTCAATCTCTTTACTCAGACAATCCTCATACAGCAGAAGAATATGAAGAAGCTTTAGGAGATATTACTGATAGAGCTACTAAAGAAAGACTGATGAAGGGTAATTGGGAATATGATGATGATAACGGTTCTTTAGTGACTTATGACGGTATAATTGACCTATTCTCTAACCATGTTGAAGAGGGTGAAAAGTATATGACTATAGATGTGGCTAGGTTTGGAAGTGATAGTGTTGTCATTTGTGTTTGGAATGGGTATAATATATATAAGATGATTACCTGGAATAAGCAGGGTCTTGATGTAACAGTAACCAAAATAAAAGAACTAGCTAAAGAGGAGAGAGTTAGAATGTCTAACGTTATAGTAGATGAAGTCGGAGTAGGTGGTGGAGTTCTTGATTATCTTTATGGAGCTAAAGGATTTATTGCTAACAGTAGTCCATTAGAAAACCCATCAACACAACAAACAAGAATAGTTAAGAACGGTAAGTTAGTCTTTACAACTCCTAAAGAGAATTACTCAAGTCTAAAAGATCAATGTGCTTACATGTTAGCCTCAGAGATAGAAGAAAGAAGGTTAGCTATTAGTGCAGAGATCTCAACAGAGACTAGAGATAAGATTGAGGAGGAATTAGGACAGCTTAAAAGAAAAGATCCTGACAAAGAAGGGAAGTTAGCATTAATCCCTAAGGATGAGATGAAAGAAGCTATCGGAAGAAGTCCTGATATATTAGACTCAATTATGATGAGGATGTATTTCGATCTAAATGCTACACCAAACTATCAAAATGATTTTACAAGTGATAATAGACCAAAGTTTAAATAATAATGGCTCGGATAACCATTTATGTTAATAAGCGAAGTTATACAATCAGAAGACCAAAAGTATAAAAATGAAACTGTAAAGATTACAGACGGTTTTTACTTTAGTCAGTACAGAACAATACAAAGAATAAACAGATACATTAATAATCAGTTCTGGTCATGCCAAGATCCTGATGCAGTATTCTGGAATATCTCTAATCCTTTAATCCCTTTATTTGCTAAGAGCATTGATTTGGATTCAAAAGACTTTAGAGTATCAGGGATTGGAAACATTCATGAGTTCCAAGCTTTTGTTATTAACCTTAAGTTTAGAAGATGGGTAAGTGTAGATACATCAGTTAATGATGGTCAAACAACAGATAATGCTTTTGGAATCACTTTAGATGACACTAGTACAGGAATTACTACTTACGGTTCTTCTGTTTGGAAGAAGGTAGAGAAAAGTGAAGGAGTTACTATTGAAGAAGTTAATCTTTCTAACCTAAGAATGGATCCTACAGTTAAAGATCTTATTGATAGTCCTGTAATTGAATTTCATTACATGTCAGAAACTCAAATAAGAAATAAATGGTCAGAGAAAGCTGATGAGATCATTGAGAAAGGTAAAGAAGCTAGAGACGGAGAAGATAATCAATCAGAAACTACAGTAGAAGAATATGAGATCTGGGAAAGATGGGGTTCTTACAGAGAGAATGAAGATGATGATTATAAATACATGCACTACATAGGTTCTGGATATGGAGAATTTGAAGTTGTCTTGTTTGAAGAAGAAATTAGTTTAGATAAAGACGGAAAGCCTAAGGACTTTCCTTACTATGATTTTCATGTAGGTAAGTATGCTGGAAGATTCTTAAGAATTGGAGTTGTTGAAAGACTATTTGAATTACAAGAACAAGCTAATACATTAGTTAATCAAAACCATGAGTCTAATCAAATTGCTTCTCTTTTATTAATGAGAACATCTGATCCAGAAACTCAAGGTAACATCCTTCAAAGTGCTGTTAGTGGTCAAATCATTAATAGCCAAGACATGCAACAAATTGGAATTGATAATAGATTTGCAGCTAACTTCTTTAGTAACCTTAATAGAATTGAAGAACAAGCAAGAGCATTATGCTTTATTACAGAATCAGTTAGTGGAGAAACTCCTCCATCAGGTGTTCCATTCAGAAGTTTTGCAGTAGCATCTAATGCTAGTAATAATACATTTGATTACATTAAGACTTCTGTTGGAATTAAGATGGGACTCGTAGTTGAAAAACAAATCATGCCAAGTCTAGTTAAGAAGTGGAATAAAGAAGAGTTTATTAAGATTGCTCAGAATGAAGACGATATTAGATTGTACGATGAGGCAGTTGTTAGATTAGCAGTTAAGAACTACATGCTTGATAGAGCTAGTAAAGGATTGGCTATATTTGAAGAAGACGTTCAACAAGTAAAGGAGGATACTTTAATTGCTTTAGAGAAAGGAGAAAGAATTGAACCTATCGGAAAGAACTTCTTTGACTTTAAATATGGTATCTCAATGAACCCAGTAGGAGAGTCAGTTGATAAGAACGCTAAGAACGCAGCTATTGATGCAGCAATGCAAGACATGTTAGCTAACCCAGCAGTAGTAAATACTCCTTTATATAGAGAGAAATTAGAAATCAATGGAATATCTCCATTCAGATTAACTCAAGAAGAACAACAAGAATTAACAGGTGGGGAAACAGCAGTACAACCAGCTGAACCTCAAGTAGATAGATTAAGTCAAGTAGCATTACAATAATATGAATGAATATTTAGCTGGTTTAGTCTCAACAAGGGGATGGGAAGAAGCAGAAAAAGTCTTTAATCAAAAGGTGGAGGAGCTTATCAATGAAGAAATAGATCCTAGTTTAGCTTCGGCCGAATATAAGATAGTTCATATGGCTAACTTAAAAGCTGCAAACACAGTTAAAGCGTCTTTAAATAGAATTAAAAGCCTTGCCTCTATTGCTGAGGTAGGAAAGAAAACTAAATTTGTATAATATGAGTGACTTAAGAAACTTGGCAGCAGAGGTTTTGCAAGCCATAAGGAAAGATAATCAAAAGATCATAGAAAGTATCGAAGGTGGATCTAAAGACTCACAAGGAGCTATTTTAGACCTCTCAGACAACAATAGAAAGGCTATTGATTTGTTAGCTAATGATGTTCTTAGAGGAATGACTGTATTAAGAGGTGCTGTTGAAGAAATCAGCATCACAATGAAAGAAGAGCTACAACTCTTTCAAGCTAGGAAACAAGAGATTAAAGACCTAGTAACAGAGGCTAAACAAGCACTTAGTTTAGATGTAACAATCCCTAACGGAGTAGAATAATATAAAAGACTTATTTATTGGACTGTTTTCTTCCTATATACTATAATAATAATACGAGGTACGAAAACCTCGGTAAAAACGTAACTACGGTCTACGCTTACCGATTTAAGCGATAACATGAACAAAATCATGGAAAACAATGAAACACAGGAAGTTACACCTGAAGAAAGTAACATTACACCAGAAGAAAATACTGAAGGTGTGCAAAGTGAAGGAGACACTACTGATTGGAAGGCTATGGCTTTAAAGTATAAAGCTGTTGCTGGAAAAAAAGATAAAAAACTCCAACAATTTTTATCAGCTGCTAATGACGACGCTGATGAAACAAAAGAAGATACTATTAATAAAACTAACCAAGAATCTAGTGGTTTAAGTCGTGAAGAAGCTATTTTCTTTGCCAAAGGTGGATCTGAAGAAGATCTAACCCTAGCTAAAAAGATTGCTGCGATCAATGGTTGCGGAATTTTGGCAGCTATGGAGGATGACTACTACAAAGGCTCAATTGAGAAGAAACAAGCAGAAACTGCTCGTAAGAACGCTCAATTAGGTGCTTCAGGTGGTTCTCCAACAGGTTCTTCTAAAAAACAGAAGGCACCAGGAGGCATGACTCGAGAAGAGCACATGAAATATACTATGGAACGATTAAACGGCTAGGTTAAACAATCTATATGGCTACAGGTACTTTTCCTACAGCATCGGAGAGTTCAACTACTCTAGCAGCTATGATCCCAGAGATCTGGTCAGAGAAGATGAATAACTTCTACCGTGATAATTTAAAAGCTGCTGCTTTTTTCACAGATTTATCTAGTGATTTAGCAGAAGGTGGAGACATTGTTCACGTACCAAGTGGTACTGAAATGATTGCGCATACTAAAACAAACGCAACAGCAGTAACTCTTAACAACCCAACAGAAACAACTGTTGATTTAACTGTTACAACATGGAAAGAATGTTCTTTCGCTATTGAAGACAGAGAAACAGAATTAGTTAAGAAATCTTACAACACACAAGAAACTTACGCTCAAAACTGTGCTTACACTGTTGCAGCAGCTTACGAAGATGCAATTCTTGCATTATACCCAAGTTTCTCACAAACTGTTGGTGCGTCTACAGCAGCATTAGCTGACTCAGACATTAGAAGAGCTATCCAGTACTTAGATGAGGCTAAAGCCCCACAAACTGACAGAGCTTTCTTCTTAACACCAAAACAAGTTTGGACAGATGTGCAAGCTATCGATAAATTCTCATTACTAGTTAACACTGTTGGAGCTGATCCTGTTCTTAAAGGACACGTTGGTTACTTATACGGTATTCCAGTAATCATGAGTGAACGTATTGGTGCTACTAATGGTTCTGCTAACTCAGCATTAGCTCACAAAGATGCTATTGTTCACGCTAGTACAATCATGAGAGTACAATCTAACTACATCCCACAATACTTATCTACTGTTACAACTGCTGACGTACTTTACGGAACTGTTGAAAATAGAGACACAAGTGGTGTTTGGATTAAAACTGCTGACGCTTAAAACGCTAAAGCATTTAAACAATTAATATTGTTCCTAGGGTTTTCCCTAGGCTCGGAAATAATATGGATAAAATAGAAAGTCTAATAGACAAAGCTAAATTATTGCCAGGTGCTTACATTGAACACAATGTAGACACTAAGCTAAAGACTCTTAGAGGCATTAAATTGGTAAGAAATGAAACTATTACAAAAAACCTCGCTGTTATAATTCATAAACTACAATAATATGGGAGCTAGAATAGATCATAAAAATCTCAAAAGAGAAAGAATATTCATTAATGGTAAAACAGGAGATGAGATTCAATCCCCCTCGTGGGGAGGTGGAGCTGGACATGACATGGGGTCAGTTCCACGAGCAAGTCAATCACCAGGAAAAACAACGCAATCAGAAGAAAAGAATTAAACTATACAGGTAATATGAAGGTATATACGATTAATTCAAGCTATAATGGGTGCTGTTATCTTAGGATAATGCTCCCTACGTTTCACAACGGATTCTTGAGTAATAAACAATCTTTAAGGGGGGATACTGAAAGTCCTCAACAAATGCAAGCTAATTTAATGGATGCAGATGTTGTAGTCTTTCACAGGCCTGAGACTAAAGAATATCTTGATTTAATTGATGTTTTAAAAGCAGATGGAAAGAAGGTTGTAATCGATAACGATGACACCTTTGTACTAGATGATGTTCATCCTCTAGCTAATTTCACAGCAGATGCTCAATCTGTAGATGTTGAAGCTAGAAGCAAATCAATGGATGAAGCTCTTTCTAAAGCAGACTTAGTAACAGCATCAACTGACTTCTTAGCAGAAGAATACAAGAAACTTAACGACAATGTTCTAACCCTCCCCAACTGTGTTGACGAAATGGAATGGGATGAGCCTTTAAGAAATGAAGGTGATAAGGTTAGAATCGGACTAGTTGGTTCTGTTTCTTTTCAATATGATTATCATCATGTAAAAGATATAATCAGAGAGCTAGGAGATAGGGATGATGTTGAATTAGTTCTATTTGGATTAGGAGATGCTGCACATAGAAAAAAGAACCCTACTGTTACAAGAGCATTCCAACCTGAATATGACTTCTGGGATTCAGTTCAAAAAGAGCAGATTCCTTGGTGTCCTATTTATGACTACCACGAAACACTTAGACAAGCTAAATTAGACTTGTTAATGATTCCTAGAAAGGAAAATTACTTTAATAAGTGTAAATCTAACGTTAAGTTCTTAGAAGCATCTATGTGTGAAGTTCCAGTAGTCGCTCAGAGCTTTGAGGATGGACCGTATGAAGAGATAACTGAAGATATGGGTATTCTTATCAAAGACGATAAAGATTGGATTAGAGAGCTAGATAGGCTCATTAAAGACAAAGAGTTAAGACGTTCAATGGGCAAAAAGGCTCGTGAACATGTAATTAATAATTATAATATTGAGGATCACGCTCATAAGTGGGCTGATGCTTACATGAAGTTATGCGAAAAGTAAAAATTAAGGACGCTAAACTAAAGAAGATTTTAGAAAAGCGAGGAGAGATTCTTACAAAAGCTAGAGAAATCCAAAAAGAAAAAGAGAAGTTAGAAATGAAACAGTCAAAGATCGGTCATGAGATGAACAGATTAAAGGAAAAGACTGAACCTTTAGTAAAAGAACACGAGAAAGGCATGGATTTTGGAGAATTTGAATACACTGCTCAATTCTCAGTAGTAAAGGGAGAAGTAGTATTTTCTATTAAAGACCAGTTAGAAGATTATAAAGAAATGCTTTTAGAGAAGAAAGAAGAAGATAAAAAATAAAAATATGCAAAATAAAGTACACGATTACGTAGAAAACCAAGTTAAAATGAAAGACATTAAAGGTAAATGCCTAGACATTGGCTCTTTAGATGTAAATGGTACTTTAAAAGATCTTTTTGATGATTACTTAGGGATGGACATGAGAGATGGTAAAAACGTTGATGTTATTGCTAACTCTCATGACATACCCTTTGAAGATGGTTCTTTTGACATTGTCACTTGCGTGGAAATGTTGGAACATGATGACGATCCTTTCCAAACAATGAAGGAGATCCACAGAGTGTTGAGAGATGGCGGATGGGCGATTATTGCTGCTAGTGGGATAAATTTCCCTAAGCATGATTACCCATCTGACTATTTCAGATACACTTCTGAGGGGATGGGCGTCTTACTTAAAAAGTTCAACGATGTTGAAACTAAGTCAGATGAAAATGAAGCCTATGGTGTTGGTAAAAAGTAACTTTACTTAAACATTTCAAACATGTTATAATATACATATAACCATAAAAATTATGCAATTTAGTGACACAACTAACAAACAAGGGATCATACAAGAGTGTGAATCTTTAACAGGAATAGGAGACGGAAGAATTTCTGGAAACTCTGATAATCTAGCTAAATTTACTAGATGGATTAATGAGGCTTACTTTGAAATAACTTCTTTAATTATTGTATCTGACGGTAGATGGCAATTTGATGATACAAATCAAACAAATCAACCAGTAGCTACAACTGATTTAGTAGCAGATCAAAGAGATTACTCAGTACTTTCTTCTTTACCTTTAACTACACAAGATTGGTTGGAAGTTGATAGAATCGAAATCCTTAACAGAGGGGGTATTTGGACAAGATTACCATCAAGAGATAAAAGAGATGTACAAGGACCTATTGAAGAAATCTACAAAGTATCAGCACAGCCTGTCTTTTACGATTTTGAAGGAACATCTATCCAGTTCTATCCAGCACCTAACTATAATAGTACAGGAGGAATTAGAATCTGGTTTAAGAGAGCGCCTTTATTATTTGCGTCAACAGACACAACTAAAAAACCAGGTTTCGCTAGTCTCTTTCACAGAATATTGCCTTACTCAGCATCTATTAGTTACTTGATTACCAAGGACATGGGGAGGGCAAAAAGTTTAGAGTTAAAAATGGAAGCAATGAAAGCAAGAATGCAAGATCACTATAATAGACGGGATAAGTATGAGATACCTAGATTAGCTAGGCTAAGAAGATCTTATAGATAATTAATTATTATGCGGGTCATCCGAGCCGCCTAACATAATAATCTTTGCTTGAGCGAGTTTCAAACTACTTAACTCAAGTAATAGTTTGAAGATTATTCAAAAATAATATGAATTACGAGTTAAACGAAAAACAACTTAATAACTTATTTACATTTTTATCAAGAGTTGATTTAAAAGGCAGTGAAGTAACTGCATTTAATGAATTATTAGAAGCATTTAATACTAATAAGGACTCTGAGAAAAAAGAAAAGAAATAAAACTATGTTTAGAGAAAGTTTAAAATTAAAAGGACACATTAAGGCTGAGGTTAGAGATTCAGAAGGAAACTTAAGAGAAGAAAGAGACATCTTTAATGTGATCACAAATGCTGGATTAGATGAGGTTACAGCATTAATTGGAAATGTAGGAAGTCCTACATCTTTTGGGTATTTAGCAGTTGGTACTGGTACTACAGCAGCAGCAGCTACAGACACTACTCTTGAGACTGAAATTACTGATTCAGGTCTAGAGCGTGGAGCTACAACTAATACACAACAAACAACAACAGTAACAAATGACACATTAAGATTGGCTATTACTTTCTCAGTTACAGGAACTAAGGCAGTTACAGAGGTTGGAGCTTTCAATGCAGCTTCTGTTGGAACTATGCTAGGAAGACAAGTGTTTTCAGCTCTTAATGTAGCAAGTGGAGACACATTAACAGTTCAATATAGCTTTATTTTTGCTTAATATATGAAAACTTACGACGACGTAACAGTCACTTTTGACCAAATAGATATAGGGTATGACGGAGGAACCGTTATTACTCTTATTATTAGTGAAACGCTACAGATAACTGACAATCTTGTTAGAACTTGGAATTTAACAAGAGCCTTTACCGAGACGTATGCTTTGACTGAGCTAGTTGTAAGAAGAATAAGTAGAAATATAAATGATTCTATAGGAATTACTGACTCTTATAGTAGAACTTGGACAATAGTAAGGAATTTAACAGAAAGTCTAGGTATAACAGAAAGTTTAAAGAGATGTTTAAATGGACTTTCAACTATTTGGGGGAATATAACAAAAAACAGTGCTTCTTTTACAAACAAGTCTAAGAACTCAGCTTCTTGGACTAATAAAGATAAAAGTGATACTTGTACTTAATAATTAACATGAACATATGGCAATACAGCAACCTATAGGTACTGACCCCTTAAACAGTCCTAGTCATTCAAAACTACATAGGGTAATAGCGTCTGATTCAGCAGCAAGTGATCAGGCTCTTGTCGTTGACGCAAGTGATAACGTTGGTATCGGAACAACTACACCAATTTACAGGGCTGATATAGTTGATGCCAGTTCTGGTGGAGCAGTATCCATGAGAGTTAGAAATAATACACTTACAGATGGATCCGAGGCTACTCTAGCTTTAACTGTTAGCCCTAATAGCTCTTTTATAAGTGGTAGCATTAAATCAGAGCGGACTTCTGATGAAACTTCTGGTTCAGCCGATTTAATATTTTCCACATTCGGCAATTCTTTAACTGAAAAGATGAGAATTGATTCAGGTGGAGACGTTGGTATTGGAACAACTAGCCCATTAGATAATATTCATGTTAAAGGGTCTGGCAGAGTTGGGATAACAATAGAAACAGATACAAATGGTGGTGGTGACTCTGCAATGTTAACACTTGAAACTTTAAATGCCGGATGGGTTTTTGACGCAGATGATGGATCTGATCTCTTTAGATTTTCTAATATTTCTAGCGGTGATGAGATAATGAGGCTACAAAATTCAAGGATAGCAACACTATTTGAGGGATCAGCAGCTACTGGAGGAACTTTTGGTATTGGAGTTAGTAATCCAGCTTATAGACTTGAATTAGAGGGTTCAGTTTCTTCTGGTTACTTTGGTGTTAGTGATGTTGCTAATGGTGATATATTTGAAATTAATACTGTTGGTAAGGTAGGAATTGCAAATGCTTCTCCAGCTCATAGACTAGATGTTTACACTAATGCTGATAATGAGTACATAGCTAGATTTGACCAAGACCATGCAACTGGATGGGGAGTGTTAATTGATACAGACGGTACACTAGTTGGAGATCCAGCATTACATGTTAAGAATGCTTCTACTGATGGTTTATATGTTGGTAGTGACATGAGCGTAGGAATTGGAACAACAACTCCTGCTGAAGCCCTAGAAGTAAATAACACGATTGTCTTTACATCAGAATATGATAACGGAAACTCAAGTACAGCAGATACTATTGACTTTGGTAACGGAAATAAACAGAAATCAACTCTAACAGGAAATGTGACATACACATTCACAGCTCCTGGATCAGTAGGAAACTTCCTTTTAGTTTTAGTACAAGACGCTACAGGATCAAGAACAGCTACATGGCCAGCAACAGTTAAGTGGCCAGGAGGAACAGCGCCAACACTTTCTACAGGAAACGGAGAGATAGACATTGTTTCATTTTACTACGACGGAACAAATTACTATGGACAAGCAGGTTTAAACTTTAGTTAATAATTAATATAAGAATATATGCCAAAGACATATGAATTAGTTGTTGAAGACGACAACGAAAAACAAGTTAAAATTACTAACGAAGAAGGAGAAGAGAGAATTGTAAGAATTTCTGACTTAAAAAGAGAGTACAAAAAAGTTAAAAGTAGATTAGCTTCTTTACAAGAAAGAGAACAAGAAATCAAAGACGAAGTAACAGCAATTAAAACAGCTTTGACTTTAGACGTTACTATCCCTGATGGAGATAAATAAATTATAAGTAAATTATATGGCAATAGCTTACGATACTAGTACAGAAAAAGGAGGGACTGACAGCTGGTCACATACCTGTTCAGGGGATGATAGATTTTTGGTTTTATGGGTTCTAGCTATACCAGCAAGCACTGTTAGCGATGTTACATATGACGGAGTGTCAATGACTGAATCAGCTTATATCACATTCGCTGGTGGCTATAAATTCTATGCGTTTACTCTAATAAATCCAGCGTCAGGGTCTAATACGGCTAGTGTCACTGGAGCTA